GACCCATTCTTTCGCCTACGTTCATAATTTATCTCCTTGGGAATGCCGGGAGCCGAAGCCCCCGGCTTTGATTTCGTTACTGTCTATTACGCCCGGGTCCCAAGGACCACGAACGGGGACAGAGGGAGCGCTCCCTTATAGGGAGTCAGAGGCGCATTCCAGAGAGGCTGTCCATCCAGACGGTGGACAAACCGGATGGCCGTTTCGTCGTAAACAAACTTGACGTGAATACTCGTCGCGGTCTGGATCCCGCCAGCGGGGCCGCCCTTCGAGATCGTCAAGTACTGGCTCAAATCCGCCAGCATGATGTCACCAGTCGTCCCCAGGGTAGCCGCATGCTCGATGGGTATCACCGGGCGGCCGAATAGGGTCCCGTAAGGCGAACCCGACAGTCCGTTGGCCGGCAGATACACCGGCACACCACCCACGCCGACCGCCAGAGACATGCTGAACAGCTGAGGTTCAACGTCCTGATTGATCAGCCATACCATGTTCGGGCGGCTGCGCCCCCAGCCCTGCGCCCACATCTTGACGATGTTTTCGAATAGGAGGGTGCGGGCCGGTTGTCCGACCTCTTTGAGTACCGTCACGAGACAAGGGCTGTTCATGATGCCGAGAGGCATCCCGACGCCCGTGCCCTGATAGATTGCATCGTCGAACATGAAAGCGAACTCTTCGCTGAACGCCATGCGGATGATCGCTTCGAGCGCCGAGGCGTCCTGCAGAACCTCGTCCGTGGCATAACAGAGGGCCGCGATCTTTTTGAGCTTGAGCTCCATCTGGCGCAGTTCGGGCATGGATTTGGTCTTGACCCCTCCCTCGGCCAGCCAGTAGGCCCGCACACCACCCCACCGGGAACCAGTCGCCCGGCTCGTTTCGGCAATGGCGTTGATCGTCAGCCCGTTGGCGTCGGCGCTCACCGGGATATTGCGGGCCCTGGAGGCCAGGACGCCCAGTTCGTACATGCGTTTGAGCAGTTCGGTCACGAAGTCTGTCTTGACCAGAAAACCTCCGTCCGAAGGTACTCCCTCGCTCATTCCCATCTGCCGCTCTTCGGTAGACAGGACGAGCCGGCGATCGATGCGCCCGCCGGGCATTCCAGCTTGCACAACCGCCTGCAGGTACTCGCCGAAGCTGCGCCACGGCTTGTCATCGGCGCGTTGCTGATTCGGGTCCAAGGCCTGCTGGCCGGGGACAGCCGGTGCCTGCGGCTTGCCGGCCCGCTGGGCCTGGATAGCTTGCAGGTTGTCGATGATGGACTGCTTATCGTTGGCCTCTTTCTCAAGGCGCTGGTCCTCGGCCGTTTCCTCGTCTGTCAGGCCGCGTTTTTCGGCAACAGCCTTGTCGTAGATGGCCTGCCGCTTCCCCAGGAGTTCGTCCACCTCGCGCATCAGTAATTTAATGTCCATAATTTTACCTCTTCTTTTTGTTGAGAATGCGTTTCAACGCGATCTTGGCGCTGGCCTCCATCACTTCATCCGGTGCCACTGCACCGTTATTCCCGGCCGCTGCCGGTTCAGGTTTGTGACGTGTCGCCAGTTCCTTTGATCGAGCGTCAACGCTGGTTTGCTTGTAGGCCGGATAACTTACCGGCGAGTAGTCGAATAAGCCCGCAAACTTGATGATCTCGCGGGTCTCGATCTTCACACCCTCAACCTCTTCCGTGATCCAATTCTCCCCGGAACGGTCCACGGTGAAGGCGAAAGACATCTTGTCGATGACCTTATTCTTGATGGCCTCGTAGCCGTTCCGCCCCCAGACGGTCTGCGAAACGTCAGCCCGGATAAAGACTCCGTGCTCATCCTCTTTCGCTTCGAGAGTGCCGGCGCTCCGGCGGGCCATGGGCTGTGCAGATTCGTGATCCCACAAGACCATTTCATCCGCGGTCTTGAGAGCTTCCGTCGCTGCGCCCGGCCGAATGATTTCCCGGAACATCCAAATCGGCGCATACTCGTTGTATACGATGGGATAGCCCTCGATGATCATCTTGCCGTCTTCCTCGACGACTCTCATTTCCTGGCCGAACGGCAAAAACCGGCGCTCCGGCTCGTGTTCGTCCGACAAAAAAGGCGCCCCGTTGGGCGCCTGTGCGTTCTTGGCCATGTGAATCTCCTATGTGCTTGCTGTTATTCCGCAATCGCATCCGCCGTGGTAGGGCGGGTGCTTATAATTACTGGTGACAATCAGGGGTTTCTCGGCCCCCTCGGGCTGGAACTCCCCGGGACTCAGAAAGTTTTCCTCGATGCCGATGACCGTACCGTCCAGGCTGCTGCAATACGGACAGCTTTTCCCGAAGGCCATGGACATGATTTTGGTAATGCCGCACAACATGAAAACTGACCGAGTGAATGCGCTTTCCATCCGTACCGTTTCGCGCATCACAATCTTGTCCGGCCGCCTTTCTTCCCACTCGTCGAGCCGTTTATCAAGGGCCTCCCGGACATCCAGCTCTTCGGCCTCGGCCTGGCGAATCACAGACAGCAGTTGTTCGCGGGATGATATGACATGCCGCTTTGCAAAGGTCTCAACGTAGACCCGCTGGAAATCGGTATATCGAGTCTCGATATCATCCATACTGGCAATCTCATCCTGCGCGAGCGGCTTCACAGCAGTCGCATAAGCGGACACCAGAGGCATCGTGGCGGCCTGGAATTGCTCCGGGAATCCCCGGTAATACTCATCAAGCCAGAACTTGAAATCACCGGCGGTGCGATCAGAGAACATCTCTTTGACTGCGGCCCGCACGGCCCCGGTTTCTTGCTCAATCAGTGTCTTAGCGAAGGCCCGGAACTTCGGCTCATAAGCCAGAGTCAGCCGTCGGCGCACGGTGATACTGCGTGTTTCCCGGGGATGCGCTGCGCGGCTCTTGCTTTCGGGGGCCGGGAGGGCAGCCGGGAGGGGGGGAGCAATCACCGCCGCCTTGCTCATCATGTTCAGCGGCAGGACGTATGCCTTGCCCAAACCATCGGGCTGCGGGTTCATGTCTTCGAGATCCAGCACCATATCGGCGTTGAATACCCCACGATCCAGCATGGCCGTATAAAACTCGGTCCGGGCTTTCAAGTCACCCCGGAGTAGCCCCTTGAGTTCGAGCTTGATGGTATATGTCTGCCGTTCAACATCGTCCAGAAAGGCAATATTCATGGCCTGCTCGATCTGAGTGGCCAACGGGAGCAGAGAATAGATCACCAATTCGAGGGTCTGCTGCTCTATATTGCTGAATGTCGCCCGTTCCAGATCCCGCAGGATATGCGGCGGCAGATTGACCCAGCGGGCAACCTCGAGTATCGCATAGCGCCGGGACTCCAATATCTCCATTTTGGCGGCATCAATTTCCGCGGGCTTGAACGTAGCCCCCTGGGTCATGAAAATTACTTTCCAATTCTCGGCGGAAGTGTTATAGTGCGTGTTGAAATCTGCCTGGAGACCCTTGCGCGTTTCCTCTTGCATCGCTCCTTCGATCTCAACGAACCCCCCGGGGTGTAGTCCCTGACCGAAAAAACTGGCAGCAAACTCATCCTGCGCCTTTGCCAGACCAAGAGATTCCCGCGCATAATCCACAACCCCCTTGCCCTGCACCCCGTCTAAACTGATATGCGGGACATGCAGAACCTTCTCGCGGGGGATAATCATGGGCCGCCCATCTTGCAGACGGTAGTGATATTCCATAGCCTGCGCATCGTATTTCACCATCCGCTCAGGCAGGAGCGGAAGCAGCTGCACATTACGGTAGCTGGGCCGGTCAATCAGGGTGTACCAGTTGCCCCACAAATATTTGTGCATGATCGAGGTATAGATAAACTGCCAGGCCGTCATGCCATAGTCATTCGGCTTGTTATGCAGTCGGTCATAAAGTGGATGATCAACCGCGTGTTCTTTCCCGCCGCCGGGGAGCCGCCGATATACAACTTTCGGCAGCGTCGCCATCGTGCCGGCCAGAAAGTTCAGTGCCGCAAAGAGTCCCGAAAGCGTGAGAGCATTATCTGCACTGATCCGGGTGCCGGCCTTGGTCATCAGGGG